TTCAATCGTGGTGGTATTTAACCCTCAGTTGAACTCACATCAATCAATCATCAGGGCTTACTACCACCCGATTGGTTTGGATCAGGATGCTTTTATTGACTTCAGATTGTTTGTGAAGAATAATTCGTTCTATCCTGATAGCATCCCTCAAATGCTTGAAGACTCCCAGGAGGAAAAAGCTCAAATCCACAACACTCGCCGAGACTCTTCTACCGTTACAAACATCCCGTCCTGGGCTAAGAAAAGATACTCCGACGTAGGCTCCCCTAAGGATGAGTGGTATCCCGGTAAAGTCTGGGAACTTGAAAACATGGATGATCTTAAAATGCTCACCATGTCAGGCAATTACAATCACATGATCGAGGAAGAACGTTATGTTGACCAAGATGCTGAAAAGCTTGTGGGCAATCCCCCTCCCTCTCAAGGTTTTGCTAGTGGTAGCATGGGTAAGCGTGGGGTGTATAACACTCAGGGCACACTTGCTCTCATGGCGGCCGGTAATGACCGGCTTGATAATATTATGCGTAGGATGCGTCTCCCTTTTCATCGTATTGGGAGGGCGGTCTATGAAGGATACCGGGACTTCGGAGACGAAGGACAATCCCAGCAGAATGATCCTGACCTCGTCCAAGCCTTTGGACTCCAACCTCCTCAAGGCTACACAGGCACCTTCTTCGGCCTTGGGTGCTCTGACGCAGGGTCAAACCGAGAAACCGAACGCACCTCCCTCCTCCTCATGGGTAACACGATGGCTGGATACTACGGCCAAATTATGCAGCTCCTTCCTCAGGTGGTTCAGGCGACCGGCCCTGTACAAGAACTTATGCTTGAGGTGCTTGACGGAGCTCGAGATCTCGCCTCAAGATTACTTACAGCGTTCAACATCCCGGATAGAAAGAAACTGGTCCCCGACCTGCGAAATGTGTTGGCTGGAAAAGGCACTGGTGACGGAGCTGGGGCCCCTAATCGTGCAGGAGTGCCTGGACCTGAAGCGCCTGTTCAACAATCCGATTTACAAGATCTATCCTCGTCAGTTGCTGCGATTGCGAGTGCAAGTCGTACGGGAGCTGGCTCGGGTGGGGGCGCCAACGGACGACCTCCGATTTAACCAGGGGAGGTTGAGTGTGCTCAAGGCACTCGAGAACATGCCAAACGAAATCGAACGTGAGCTCGAGAAATTCGAGGAAGAAGAGAAAAAAGAGAGGAAGGTAGAACATGGCAAGTCCAGTATTCGGCGCTGGTGATAGGGTAGGTGAAGGCGCGTTTCCTGCAGAGCTGCAGAGCCAGCTTGAAGGGAAGGACGTGAAAGACCACGCCAAAATCATCTCGCAATATTATGCAAACCGGGAGAATACGTTGTTGACTGAGGCGCGGAGGAGGATCAACGCGGCGAAGGAAAGCGGTGTTCCTAACACCGAGCCTGTGAATCGCCAAAACCTCACCTCTCCCACCCTCACCAAAGAGCAGGTGTGGAACGACCCCGTTAAGGTGTTGAATGAGTTAAAGTCTGGTTTGATGTCGAAGGAAGATTTTGCGGCAGCCACGAGTTCAGCTCAGAAGACCATCATTCGAATGGCTGAACAGTTGTCCTCCAACGGTAAGGAGTATTGGCAAAAATACCGTTCTGAGATCGTCGCGATCATGAATAATCTCCCCGCCGATCAACAGGCTGATCCTGATTATTGGGATACCGCTTACAACGCAGTGATTGGGCGCCATGTTGGAGAGATTCGTTCTGAAGCAGTAACTCGTGCAACAACAATCTCAGAGCCAGGACAGCCTGCCGCCGAAGATAACGAACCCCCGATTGATCTGTCTACCTTGACAGCAGGCAGTAAAAACAAACTGAAGACGGCCAATGACGTTGTCGCAGGCTTGGGTATTACTGCAGACAAGTACCGCAAAGCTATGAAAGAGATGTATACCGGGACTCTCGGTGTGACAATCTCGAATGTGGGGAAATAATTTATGTCAACTTCAGCTATTGTGTTAACACCGGATCAGCAAGCAGAAAAAGAACGTCAGGCGCGCAAAGCGCGGTATGCAGCTTATCGTCAAAAACAAGGACAGCCGAAACTGGCAGTGACTGCAATCTCTCTCAAAGGTAAACACTTCTTCTGGGCGCCAAATCCTGGTACGTGGAAGGGGGATGATTCGGAAATGGTGCGCCTTGACACTCTAGGGTATGCACTAGTTAAAGAACCCAAGGCGAAAGAAATCCTCGCCGGTCAAGACGTTAAAGATCGCCTTGTAATCGCAGGCGGTCTCCGCCAAGACGGTACCTACGTCATCGGTGACGTCATCCTTACGTTCTGCGACGAAGAAGTCTACGAATTCCATCTGCTCGATGTGGAGGAGAGGTCTGACCAGCTCATCAACGGAGCTCAGGAAGACTTCAAAACCGAAGCAGCGAGAGCAGGCATCCCGACGTTCGAAACAACTGGTCGGAGAAAGAAATAACAAGGAGAGAATATGGCAGCTTCCTCAAACGTCGCAACGCCGATCCTCCACAAACGCACAAGGTTGGATACTTCTACAGTAGCCAACATGAAGCGTATGTTGGAGAAAGCGACGCAGACGTTCAACAACGGAGTTCCTGTCCAAGTTGAGGCCGCGTCGGGGTTCATCATCGAATGCGCGACGATTAACAGCGTGGCAACCGCTATTATCGCAGGTTTCGCGACCGAGCCGGCAAACAACCTCACGACGTCAGGTACGGCCAAAACCCTTAACACGGGTTTTAAGGTAAACAACCAGGCATCAGCGGTTGTGATTCCTTTAGGTGCACCTCCAAACGACGGTACCCTCGGTATGGTCCTGGCGACTGAGTCCATGGAGTTCATCGGTACTTATGGTGACTCAGCTACCGCAGCAAATGCCGTCCTTGCACAAGTGCAGGTGGGCGCCATCCGTGGCCTCACTAAAGACGCCGGAAACAACTTCTGGTACGTCGACAACAACATCACTACGCTCGCAGGTGGTGCATGCGTCCAAATCACAGAGCTCGTAGATCCGATTGGAACCTTGAACGGCAAGGTAATCTTCAAGGTAATCAAAGCCGCACAGCAACTGAGCAGCTAAGGAGACAGTATGCCAGCAACACGTGGTGGATTTTCGCAGTTACTTGCTCCCGGGTTGTACAGTGTGATCTACGAAGATTTGGAATTACACCCGGAAGAGTACACACAGTTCTACAACGTCTACAGCAGTTCGAAGGCTTACGAAGAAGATCAACTCTACGCAGGCCTGGCTGCTGTGCCGAGCAAACCCGAAGGCGAGCCGATTAAATTCGACGAGCCCATGCAAGGTGGATCGGTGAGGTATCAACACGCGGGGTTTGGCTTGGGCTTCCAAGTCACCCGTGAGATGTGGGATGATGATCAGTACGGATTGATGAAGAAGGTGTCGGGAGACTTTGGTGGGTCGATTCGCCAGACGGTTGAGTCAGGCGCCGCGGCTGTGCTGAATAACTCCTTTACCTCCATCAAAACGATTGATGGAGGCACCTTCATCGGCTCTCACAACCTAATGGGTGGTGGGTCGTATTCCAACGCGAGTGCTACGAACGTAGCCTTCGGCGTTACCGGCCTTCAAGAGCTCATCCTCATTTTCGAGAAGATGGTGAACGAACGTGGTCTGATCAAACGGATGGTGCCGGAAAGCATTCTCATCCCGGTTGATCTGCAGTTCAAAGCCCAGGAAGTTCTCCACTCTTCCTACAAACCTTATACGGGTACGAACGAAGTTAACTCAGTCCAAGGGCGCGTTGCCCCTATGACTGACCACTATCTCACCTCAACCACAGCCTGGTGGATGTTGGCTCGTAAGGCGGGTCACACCCTCAAGGCCTTCTGGAGAACTCAACCTGAGTTCGACAGTCAGGATGATTTCGCGACGAAGAGCGCCGCATTCTCTGTGTGGTTCAGGGAAGTTTTTGGTGTCACTTATTGGCACGGGGTTGCCGGTTCACCAGGGCAATAAAAAGGAGGTACTATGGCAGCTGTGAACAACCCAAACAGCCAAACACAGTTCGACAACTCTGTGTTATCCTGTGACCTCCCTCATACCGTCGGTCTATACCTAGCGGGGGCTGAGGAGCTGGCAAAAGATTCAGCCAACCTCGTCCTCACTAGGAATGCCGTCGGTGACTGGTCATTAAACCGCACTGCGGCTGGTGCAGAGACGTACAACGTGAGGGTCGCAATCAACGAACTACTGAGGAAAGGTGAAATCCCTAACTTTCAGCAGTTCGGTATCACTCCTCCAGCTCAACCCGCGAAGGGTATTAAAATCATTGACGTCTTCGTGATTTATGATCTAGGAGTGGTAGATGCTACAACACTAACCCTTCGTTGTGGGAAGACTGCGTACGCAGACAACGTAGCTCTGGTCCAAACCGATATTGTGGCTGCAACAGCAATCACGAAGGTCCAAAGGGCTGGCACGTATGTATCAACTGTAGCGATCGCGGCAGGCAACCAAGCATTCAATCAAACGGATTTCTCGTTGTTAGAAATCGAACTGGTAGCAGTTCTAGCCAACACCGGAACGATTAAAATCCGTGCGATCGGAATGCACTGTCACTTTAACTATAACTAACGGAGACGAATGTGGCGAATCAACTGCAGCCTAACGGTGTATGGTTAATTGATACCCCTGGAGTGGGTATCATCTCTACCCAGAAGATAAAAGTCGCTTCTGTGTATTGGAATGGTCCCGCTCCAAACGCCACATTCGCTATCCAAAATCAGTTCGGGAAGGTTTTAATCTCGGCCACATTCACATCTGGCCAGCAACCCGAATGGTATCCTGAAGAATGGTGGGATGGGTTGATCGTCCCAACGTTAAGCTCCGGCACCTTACTCATCACCCTGAGGTAGAGTTATGGCAAATAAACAAACCGATAACCCATGGACGCTAGACACTCCCGCTTCAGGTGTGGTGATTAACAAAAACTACATCAAAGTGCACCACTTTGAATTCATCGACTATGCAGTGGATGCCGACACCGCAACACTGAAAAACCAACTGGGGGATGTCGTCTGGAAAGCAAACGGAGCTTCCGACCTCCGCCCTGTCATCTCTGGTCACATTGGATGGATCAACGGTTTAATCTACGACGCGGCTTCGGCCGGGATTGTGAGAGTTTACATTGAGTAAGTGGAAAGTAGTTTTCCTCCTGTTAGTATCGTCATTCCTGTCTGCACAGACTCCCACAACCGTAACAGGGACTGTTCAGGACGCAACCGGGGTTTTAGCAACCTCTGGTACGGTTGTGTTTTCACTCCAGCCACAGAACTCCGGTATTATCTACTTTGTGACGGGAACGGGGATCATCACTCCTCAAGTGGGTACTTGTGGGATTGATTCGTCAGGGAATATCAAAAACCTCGCACTAACGGGAGCTTGTCTCGTTTGGGGGACAGACATAATCCAGCCCGCCAATCTTACATACACCGTGTCATTCTTCCCTAACGGGAATCAGGGAAACACCGTTGCACAACAGTGCATTACAGGGGCATCGTACAACCTCAACTCTCCAACCTTCTGTCCTGTGATTAAGCCTACACCGCAAGGGGCGACGGTGATTACTTCACCAATCCAGAACAACCTAATCCCTTCCGCAAACGGGGTGTTCTCGATTGGTTCAGCTTCATTGAAATACGCAAACGGGTTTTTTAACAATCTTAACGTCGGAACTTGTGTGGGATGTACTTCCCCTTCTGGTTATCAAACTATCCAGAGTAACGCTGTTAGCATACTCCAACGTACGAGGTTGAACTTCCTCCCCCCTTTACTGTGTGTTGATAATCCAGGCAATACCTCCTCTGACTGTTCTATGCCTAACCCCTTATTTACCTCAAGTGGTGGGACTGGAGTAGTTAGTACGGCTGTTTACCCTACCTCTGGTGTGGTTGAGACTGGGACGGGAACTACCAATACCATCCCTAAATTCACCAACGGTGCGGCGGGAGTTCAGGGTAATTCATCTATCAATGACAACGGCACGACGGTCAGTGTAGCAGAA